ACCCATGTTGCAGCAGACATTACTTTCATTCTACCTGTATGATGGCGCAACTGTTGCATTAGGCCAATAATGGAGGAGGAATCAACTCTAGCACCACTGAGAACTTCTTGTAATTCATCTAATGTAGTATTGTACATACTGATGAGTTCTCTATTAACCTCAAAATTGAATGGGGAATCCCAAGCTGTATGGTATTCAATTAAGGGGAGAGGTATGTTAACTTCGGCTTTCTTTTTAGCAAACCAATACTTTCCCACTTGTTGAAAGAATCTATCTCTCCAATGTGGACTAATGCCAAGTGCCTTATTGTTATAGTGCAAGCACATTCGATCCAATACAGTCCACGAATAAAAGAAATTGGGGTCCATTTGATTCAATGCGACTTTGAGCTCCATTACACGATTCTCAATAGGTGTTCCACTGAGAAATAATTTAGGGGCTTTAGGACCAGCAAGCTTACTTAATTCCATCAATGCTTTGGTTCTCTGAGAGTTTTCATCCTTAAAGAAATGGCATTCATCTACAACTAGGGAACCAACTCCAAGTTTCTTTACTTGTTCAAGGAATCTTTTATCCCCAATCTTAGACCAGGGGACAATAATAATCTTACTTAATGGTGAGAGTAATTGTCCGTTTGTGATAATGACTTGGGGGAGTAATTGAATGTGTTCTAAGGAGGTGGGTTTATCTAATCCTAACCAAAACATTCCTTCTTCTAACCATTGGTAAATACCACCGACTGGAACAATCCATATTGAATACTTCGTGAAGTTGTCTGTAAATGCAGCCGCATTCTCACGTACTGTGGAAATAGCCATTGGAGTTTTACCAAGGCCCATTTCCGAAGTGTTCATACAAATTAAGTTTGCCTTTTCAGCAAATTCTACGAATTCCTTTTGAAAAGGTAACAAGTTATCCCAGAGGAGATTTCTTTCTAAATTGACAATGGCTTTACTCTTATCAACAAAACGTGTATGTCCACATTGAAGAATCTGGTAAATACGTCCCGTTTCTTCTCCGTCAAACAATTCATCACACTCTGTAATAACTTGGAGGGGCTTGTTACACAGAGTGGAGGTAACAATTGTATCACCTGTTGAATTGAGGGAAAACTTACGACGATAGGAATCACAATACTCAACTAATCGGCGTGTCATTTAATCACCTCAATCCACCATGAAACTTGAGTGTTTTCTATAAGACACCAAAGTTTAAGGTAATTTTCTGCTTCTTCATAAGTTGCAAAATAGTGTTGCATTGGTACAGGATCTAATCCGATGTTCCAGTTTAGTTTATATTTCATATATTATATCCTATCCACCTGAATATTCGTAGTTGTTACGAATCTGGTAATTAAAGTACTTTCCTACTGAAGATGCTCTAATTAATCCCAGAAATGTATCCAGTTCTACAGAATAGTATTCATAAACAGTACCATCTGTGAAACTAATTTCTAACCTTCGTTCCAATGGATTAAAGTAGGCTTTACGAATAGCTGTAGAAGATAATGGAATTGTCATTGGTTCAGTGAGTGAATAATCACTGATATTGACATTCATTCCGGCCCAAGGAGTCTGGATGAATCTTCCAGTAGTTTTACTTCGAAATGCCATTACTTACCCCTAATGAGTTTCAGTGCATCTTTTTGAGAAACTTCCAAATAGAATATAGTAACATAACTATCATATACTAAATTGTAAGCTCCGAAATACCACTTTCTGTCACTGAACCAGTAATTTACTGTAAATTTCAGAGGATAACTTGTAGCGTACCATGCTCCAAAAGTTTGATTTCTTTCACTATTAAATCTGCTAGCCTTAAACTTTAGCTTTCCGTTATCCAGGAAAACTACTCGGATGTTATTCCGTTGAGCATATTTCAATTGGCTTTCTGTTTTACCTGTCATTGACATTGGGGTTTTACCCATTCCCATTTCATCTATTCTCGTCATCATTTTATTTCTCCTATGTTATAGTAGGAATGTATGAAACACCCTACATAAAAAGGGCTCCTAAGTCTAGAAGACCTAAGAGCCAAGTTTTAAAATGAGGTGTCGAATCTTGTTTTAATTTACTTCATTCAGGGTGACAATACATTACCAAGTCATAAAGTTACCTCCTTAATTGAATTGTATGAATTGGGTATGAATGTTATGATTTGTTTTGAGTCTCAAGAAAGAGTTTAAAAGCTTTTAGCATTTCTTTCTGAAACTCTTCAGGGGTCTTACCAGTGGTTTTGAGAAATCTTTTCGAGGTAGGATCTAAAGACTTTATTGCTCTTTTACGTTGAACCGTAGATTCTTTTGCACATCTGTCTTCGCGATTCTTTTGAATATTCTCATCCCACTCTTTACGAAGATGTTCTACAGATGACTGACAAACTGTTGCTCTTTTTTTGTTATAGATTGCCATTAGCTGTTCAAGTTTACGAGTTGATTCTAATATAGATACAGCTAGTGGCAATAATTCCGAAGGAACCATTCTCAATGTGTTAGTGTCAACAAACCCTTTTGTGGCACAGTCACGTAAATCCAGTGAAGTAGGAATCTTAGATCCTACCTTTTTTCTATTGAATTGGGGTGCTTGTGACATTATATATCACAATAACATTCCATACAGTTAATTTCATCATAGTCCATATCTTCAGGAGATATTGGACTCTTTTCAATGATGCTAATCTCAGGAGTAGTTAATTCATATTCCAAGAGACAAGCATCACAAACAACTATATGTTGTTCCTTTTCATCTATTTTGTATTTCACATTCCAGTACATTTTATATTCCTATTTTATTTGATTCTGGTAGCCTATAGAGTGTATGGCCCTATCTAAGTCTACACCCGGAGCATGGGCGTGTCAACACCTAAAAGTACTTTAGAATCAACGGTTTACAGCTAAGGTTACAACGTGTAACACCTTGATGAGACACCTTTATCAATAACATTACCTTCAATACTTGAGTTTATATGTATGTAGTATCTAATAATGGTGAGTTTGTATGTATATTAATTGGGACTGGGAATCGGGGTATCGGCTCTAAGGTGTTGAAAACACTAGGGAATTGTTGGGGAAGGGTCTATTGACAATCACACTTGGAGAGGGTCTAACCATGACCATACCCTAAAAACCTCCTGAAAACGTCAAAATACCCTAACCTAACGCTTTTGGGGGTAGTAGTTGTAGTCTATATTATTAAAATATATATATAATAAGATAACCCCCCCAGAATCAACAACTTACGGACAAAGTACGGGTGTTGAATAATCCTACAGGAAATAGCGTTAGGTTAGGGCATTCACGAGTTTTTTGAGTGTTTTTGAGATTCATTGTAGGTGGGGGTATTGATTTTAAGGGTCCGAAGGACGCGATACCCTAAAATTAGGTGTTTAGAATCAACACCTTAGGGGGAAACCTAACGCTTTAGAGGGATTATTAAAAACATTTAATGTAGTGTATATTAAGATTAATTAGATTATTAATTATATTATTATAAGGATTAAAAGAGAAACTTTCATTATTAATAAGGGGTTCTCATTAGGGGTTGGGAATACCGTTTCTAGGAGTATCCTTGAGGGGAATATCGTGATAACAGACAATAATATGAAATATGGAATATCATATCCCAGAAATGGTAGAATCGGTAAATGTTGAAAGCTAAAGTGTTGAAAACAATGAAATTTTGGTTTGGTCATGGGATTGCTCTATCTATTGTCTCCGCATAGTTCCTTGAAAACTGAATATGTGAGCGTGAGTGGGTTGAACTCTCACCATAACATTTCATGGCCATAACAATGCTACCATCTGCTAGAGTGCCAATTGGCGCGGAAAGTAAATGTAAAGGTGCAGTCGGACTAAACCCTACTTACAGGATAGTAATCTATAGAATAAGGAAAGTGATATCATGGCGAAGCCTAAGAACATCCCGACTCCGCAGGTTGAAGAATCTGCTAACAATGAAGTGAACAACAATGTGGTAACGACTCTTGGAGTCACTGAGATCAAGAAGAGAGGGAAGAAAGCATCTAATAGGATGACAGTGACTCTGGATAAGACTACAGCGTTCAAGATCACATTCGAGTGTGATCCTACCAGCTTGTCTCTTGAATCCCTTCTGAGAGTCTCTAGGACAGGCTATCTGGCCATTCTAAAGACTGCGGCAACTAAGTACTTCCAAGAGTACGGCCCTGTAACATCGGGATGGAATGACACAATGGCGCGCATTGATGCTCAGAAGGATAATCCATCCTTCAATATGGCAGTGCGTGACATGTTTGTTGAGCTTCAAAAGCAGGATGTCATTGCCAAAACGGGAATTGATCCTACCGAATCATTGAGGCTTCATTGGGTTATCAATGATGCATTGATTCTTGGAACTGAAGAGACTGAAGAGACTGAAGGTGAAGAGTAATAACAAGAGCTAAATAGTAATTAATGTATGGGCACTGTTATAGCACACAGTGCCCATACATTAATTCAATTAATGACCTACCCGTACTCCCCCATTAATAATAATTAATGTTAAATTTTTTGCCCCTACTTCATGTAAGAATGTATATCATATACTTGACCAATGGGGCAAATTGGGGGCAAATTGGGGGTGCCACCAAATATATTCCCAGAATTCTGGAGTTCCCTTCGCCTTTTCTTCTTTTACTTACATATAAAGTTCAATATTTTTCTCCTAATATAATTTTGGGGAGTAGCGTTAGGTTATGTCTCGTTTCAGAAAGTCTGTAACCCCTTGATAACAGGCCAGATATACATTTGACAGCTTCTCCAAGGTGTGCTACACTGTAGTTGAAGGTGAAAGTTCTAGATAATTTATAAAAAGTATTATGTTTACTGAGCATGTTCTAATAGCTTTAATAGCAGCGGGAGCTTCTATATTTGCTGCTGGAATTAGTATACTTAATACTTATTTAGTTCATAGATTAGGAAAAGAACAATCAAAATCCAATTTATCTATAGCTTCTTTAGAGAAACATACCAACTCCATGAAAGATGCTTTAGTACGTATTACTGGAGAATCTGAATATGCTAAGGGGTTATTACAAGGGAAGGCTGAAAACTCAGAAATCCCTTAGGGGTTAAAATAATGGAACGTTCCATAAGACTGGTAGTTCACATTGATTTTCCTGCTCTAGATGCTTTTAATGAGTATCTGAATACTCAAACAAATCAACAGCAGGAAATTGATGAACTTGAAGTGAAAGTAAAGGAACTAACTGAAACATTAGCTAGTTCCAGTGAAAATTTACAAAAAGAAGTGTAAAGGAAAGAAAAACCATGGCGAATTTATCTAGTTTGGATGCGGCTGTAACTGCATTGACTGCACAGGTAGAAAGAACTGAAGGAGTAGAAGCTAGTGCTATTGCTCTTCTTCAGGGTTTTGCCCAAGAAATTACTAAAGCGGTTGATGCTGCTTTAGCAGAAGATAATGCTGCTGATGAGGCTAGTGTTATTGCCGCTAATGAAGCTATTGCTGCTGTTACGGCAAGATTCTCTTCTTCTTCGGAAGCTTTATCGGCTGCCCTTGAAGTTAATAACCCTCCAGTAGAGTAGTTTTTCAAGTAAGAAGGGGTACTCATTTTGAAAGAATTGGGTACCCTGCAGTATTATTGATAGGTATATAAATTGTCCTCAGAAATTATAGCTTCTCTTGCACTAATGTTTACTGCTGGTGGGGCCTTAGTTACATTTGGAGTTATGTATGGCTCTTTAAAGGCAGAACAGAAATCTTTTAAAGAAGCCTTCATAGAATTCAAAGAATCTTTTTCAGAGTTTAAGGACGAGGTTAAAAATGAACTCTTTTCAATGCGGGGGGACATTAAAGCAATTGATGGAAGATGCGCCTATTTTCAAGTTAACGGAAAATCTTGTGAGAGAGCGCCTAGAAAAGTCCCCCTTAAGTATTCCCCTGAGGAAGTATCAGGAGATTAAAAATGCCACTTCCAATACATCAAGTTCCTGATCCAGTTTCCGAGGCTGTAGAGTCCGCTTTAATAAAGACCGGAGTAATATCTTCGAGGGACTCAGCAGTAGAGGCACTTAATGCTAGCGGGGCTGACCTTGATAGTCTTATGTGTGAACTTGCAAACTTGGCTCGGAGTGGTAGAGACGGAGTAAAGTTGCAAGCTATCATTAAAGCGGCTAATATACATGGAATTAATTTTGAGGTAGAAGGTGGTCAAAGGGCTATTCCTCAAATTACTATTCAAGTTGTTAGTGAAGGAAATACAAATTTAAATAATGTCTTTGCTCCTGAAAGGAAATTTTGATGCCCGCTACTTCAATGGTTGTTCCTGAACCTGGGAATCCCCCCGATACTACGTTTGATGGTATTTTTGAACTAGTATATAAGAAGGGTAATATTCTTAGCTATATTCATTTCCGTTCTAAGGATAAGGAAGAGGCTATGGAAAAAGGACGTAAATACTGTGAAAAGAAACAACTTCGCTATGTATATGTTAACCCTTGGTTATTTAATCTAGATGAAATGGCGGAGCATGAAACTAATGTTTAAGCTACTTTTAGTTTTACTGTTATCAGTTGGAACAACTTTGGCAGGAACCGTAGATCTTAAATGGGAAGATAATGTAAATGCAGCAGGAACTACTTATTCTGTTTATAGGTCTACTTCACCTTGTAGTTCGGCAGTAGCCTTTGTTAAGATTATCACTAGTATTTCTGCAAAGACTTATACTAATCTTAATGTGGCTGCAGGAACTTACTGTTATGCAGTTACGGCTTCACGTGCTGGAGTTGAGTCAGTTTATTCTAACAAAGCAGAAATTAAAATTGAGACAGCAACTTTACCCCCTACGCCCCCTTTATCACCTCCGACTGCCCTAACTGCGACAGAGAGGTAGAAGGAACAAATAAAGTAGCCTGTCAACTTTATCGAGACGCTTGTATTATCAAACTAAGGTAAAAATAAATGTCAATATCTGCAACAATTGCTATCAACGCTTCCTTAAGTGATTCCATAAATTTAGGTGGTGGAAAACTTGCTGGGATTCAAATGTCAGCGGCCTGGACTGCTGCGGTTATTACATTTCAGGGATCAGAAGATGGAACCACCTTCTATGATCTCTATGATAGATACGGATCAGAAATCTCCTGGACAGTAGTAGCTGGGAAACTTCATTGTAATGATGATGTTGTTCCTTTCCTGTCAATCAGATTTCTTAAAGTAAGATCTGGAACTACTGCTTCGGCTGTAACACAAGAGGCTGCGAGAACTTTAGGGATTATTACAAATGCGGTCTAAGGTTCCAATTTTTAAGAAACATGGTTTAATTCGTCCCGGCCTGACGCTGGGGGTGCAGACGGGGCAGACGAATTTGCTGCGGTATTCGGAGGCGCTGGATAACGCGGCGTGGGTAAAATCTGGCTTGTCTGTAGCTGCTAACAACGCGACTGACCCAAATGAAGGGCAAACTGCGGATACGATCACTGTTGATACTAGTGGCGCAAACTATATAACGCAAGAAGTAAAAGTAATCCCATCGACTGTATACGTTTTTTCGTTTTACGCAAAATCAGACACCTTATCGGTTCCAAAATATTCTATCTATGACAATTCAAACGGGGCCGATATTGCGGCTTCAACCTCCTACGCTACAAGTATTAACGGTTCTACGTTTAGCCGCGTGCTTGCTGCGTTCACGACGCCCGCAGGATGTACTAGTATTTACGTTTACCTTAGTCGTAACTCGACGGGCACAGGTACCCTGATCGTGTGGGGAGGCATGGTCAACGAAGGCCCCACGGCCCTTTCCTACGTCGCCACGACGGACCTGCAATCAATAGTTTCAATTCCTCCAGGATCTGGATCTTTGGTTAGAGGAGCAAATACAGGTGCTTCAACTGATGATCCCACAGTTTCTCTATTAGGTTGGACTTTAGATTCCGGGGACAGAGTAGCCGGATTACCCGCTAAAGGTACTGCATGGACAACTTTTAATTGTTCAGATACTGAAATTCATTGTGTTACTTCAATTGGTACAAAGTATATTAATGGAGTGTCTAATACTTCTGGTGCTGAATGGGCATTAGAAACAGTAGGAGCGTATGTGGGAATCCTAACAGGATTCTACAGATATAACAGAGTTTTTACACATGGGGAAGTTTATAGAGTAACCCAATATCTTAAATCCCGGATAAATGCTGCTGGGGGACTCATCCCATGAAATTAGAAGATCCCGGTAAAAACCTTTCGGATGCTCAAGCTAAAATTGAAAGATTAAAAGCCTGGAGTAAGCCAAAGAATAAGGCTGACCAGGACAAACTTAGAACCGAAAGAGTTGCTGACTACGAAAAAGCTCACGGGAAATTCTTGAAGGGCAAAGTATGATACTTATATTCAAGGATCTGGCTACTTACAACCGCCTTAGAGATGACATTGTTTGTACCCCTTTAGTTGAAAATGAGGCCCCGATTCTCTTACAGGAAGAACCTGCAATTTCCCCGGATGGTAGATGTTTAATTGAGTATCAGTTTAGTAGAGTGATTCTTGACTGGTTAGAAGCTTATACAGGAGATGAAATTCCCCTTGTTGTTTTTGTAGATAAGCTTCCAGAAAATTGGTATGGGACAACTGAGATTGAATTCTAATAGAAAGCTGGTATGTATGGGAATTCTACTGATAGTTCTTCAATTACTTCCAAGTATTATTGAAACAATAACAGCAATTGAAAAAGCTTTTCCTGGTCCCGGATTGGGTGAGGCTAAGAAAGATTTAATTATTGATGTTATTAAAGACTCAGGAGGAGATTCTAAGGAATTAATTTCTTCCATTACTAAAGTTATTGACCTAGTAGTTACTGTGCTCAATAAGCTTGGAGTCTTTAAAACCTCTACACCTATTCTGGAGGTGGGAAAATAAGATGCCCCTTAAATTAACTTCCATTACCAAACCTGAGTCTCAAGTATTGGGACCCTATTTACCTACCAACCCTGAAAAAGGTTGTTCACTTACTGACGCCAAATCTATTTTGCAGTATTTAAGTGAGTTCCCTCAAATCAGGAGCACTCTCAACATTTTAGCCAACTCTACTGAGGGAAGTGGATCTGTTGATTTGAAGTGGCTGGAAAATAATTGTCCAGATAAGGATCTTCCACTCCAGTTATCCATTGAAGGGACTTTGGTTGTTCCTCAACGAACCGAAGGATTTAATTTTTCCTTTACAGAATATGAACTATCTATTTCTGCATTCGCTGCGGATTTAGGTAGATCCCTTTCTGGTTCTGGACGTTCAATGGTGGAGTCTTTCTTACAGATGTTTGGTTTATCTAATACTCAATTAGGTCTCTACTACCTCTGTTTGAAACCTGTACAAGATACGATTACTTACACATTTTCTAAGTTCTAATGAACATTGATCTAAAATTTCGATTTTCATCACCTACCGCTGAAAAGTTCTTCAATGACTCTAAGCGAAATCAGTGTTGGAATTCGGGATATGGTGCCGGGAAAACTTATACAGCTTGTCAAAAAGCTTTAGCACTGTTGTGTAAGTTTCCCGGTTACCGTATTGCAATTGGGAGATATTCAAGTGTCGAACTTAAAAGAACAACAATGCAAACCTTCTTTAAAGTTTGCCCTCCCGAACTTTATTCTGAAGAATACGGAGGTCACAGAGTTGATTCACTTGGGTACTGTGATCTTTTCAACAAATCCAGAGTATATTGGATGCACTTCGATCAATACGATGAAAGTGCCCTTCGTTCGCTGGAGCTTAATTCAGCACTAATAGATCAGGCAGAAGAAATACCAGAATCCGTGTATCTCACACTTGACTCACGTGTTGGTAGATGGGATAATGTAGAGATACCCCCCGATTTGTTAAAAGTAAATCCAAATTGGCCGATGAATGCATTTACTGGAAAGCCAATGGCTCCCGCATATCATATGATCCTCATTAATCCCCCTGATGAGGGTATTTTCCATTGGAGTTGGCAGCGGTTTCATCCTGATTCTCCAGAGCATCAAGAGAAGTATAAAAATTCTCATTCGTATTTCCAATCTGCATCCTCCGAGAATAAAGCACTTCCCCCTGAAAATTTGGCTACTATGATGACCCGCGATCAAGAGTGGGTTCGGAGATATGTTTATGGGGAATTCACTCGCGGGGCTGGTGCAATTCACGACATTTCTCCTGAAAGTATCTTAGAAACAGATCCCGATTCTAAATCCCCTTTCAAAGTATCCCAAAAATTTATAGAGGAGATTATCAAGAAGGGGAATTTAGGTAGATCTTTGGATCATGGAGCTACTGCACCAACTTGTTGTCTTTGGTGGTCAGCTTTCAAACAATATTATATCAATTATCGTGAGTACTACGTTCCAGATAAAACCATATCGTACCATAGAGCCAATATAACGAAACTATCAGAATCTGAGATTTACTCGTCTAATGTCGCAGATCCGGATATTTTCAAAAAGCACCTGGAGAAATATGGTGGATTTTGGACTGTGGCAGACGAATATCGGGATCAGCGTCTAGAAGCCCCCACTCTTTTATGGAATCCTGCAGATAATAATGAATTTGCAACGCGAAATCGCATAAATGAGTTACTTCGAGTTGATCCCGATCTCGTTCATCCAGTTACAGGTGAAAAAGGTTCACCAAGACTTTTCTTTATTAAACGTAGCAATTATTATCCCCAAGGATGTGTTAATGTTATTAAAGAAATTTCTTCGCAAAAGAAGATGCTTTTAGATACCATTAATGGTAAGCCCGTTTATTCTGACGAACGGGATAAAAAAGTAACAGATCATGCATACGATTCTGCAAGATATTATTGTGCATCACATTTGGGACCTATTACTGAAGCTCCCAAAAAGTACAAACCAAACTCTTTCGAAGCAGTTCGTAGACGAATTAAAGCATTGAAAGCTTCAGAATATTTTGACGCATATGGAATGCCCACAAGATGACTGACAAAGAAAAACTATTATCTAATATTTGGAAGCATAAGATTAGTGCTGCCCAAATCTATTTTGAGAAGTGGGAAAGAAAATTCAAATGTAAGACACTTGAAAAGTATATGGAGGGTTTTCAGTGGACAGATGCAGACGAAACTTATGAACCTTATGTCTTGAATCTGTTTTTTGCTACATTTGCTACAAAGAGACCTTCGCTTCTTTTTACACAACCAATCTATTACATTGAACCGATGCCAGTTTCCTACGATTCAATGCCAGAGGAAGCGTATAATTGGGCCCAAAATGCATCTGATGTTTTAAACACATTCGTCACTTCTGACAAACTCAATTATGGAGAAGAGTTAGAGTTAGCTATCGTAGATGCACTCCCTTATTTTGGTATTGTAGAGGTAGGTTATTCAGCCAATTGGACAATCAATCCCAATGCGAATAAGCCAATTGATCCTCTGGATCCTCTAAAGCAGGAAAAGTCAGATGAACCCGAGGAGATTCCTGAGCAGGAACATATATTCGTAAAACGTATTCCAGCTCACCGTTTTCGAGTTGGTGGAAACGATTGTTCAGATTTACGTAGGGCTGATTGGTGTGGCTACTACGAATTTTATAGAACTCAAGATTTACAGCAGAAGAAACTTGGATTCAAGAATGTAAAAGAACTTGAATATGCTGGAACACATACGGATGAGTTTAAGACTGAATACAATGATGAAGAGAATCAGTTAGAAACTTCGGGAGATCTTGTTAAGGTTTGGAAAATCTGGGACAACAGAAAGAAGCAGTTTTATATTATCACCAATGATACTTCTGTAATCCTTTATGAACGTCCTTTTGATCGACTTCCACTTTTTGATATTCGGTTTTTCAAGCGGAGAAAAGGTTGGTATCCTATTCCTCTTAGTTATAACTGGAAATCTCCTCAGGATGAGATTAATGAAACTAGAGAACAAGTCCGGGCAGCCCGTCGTAGAGCTAAAAGAGCTTACCAGATTAAGACTGGAAATGTAGATAATGATGAAGTAGATAAATTAATGAATGGTCGTGATGGTATTACGATTTGGACTAATCAAGATAATGCTATTGGAGTTGTTCCTAATCCTCCCCTTGATGCTACCCTGGGAATAGTATTACAGACTTCAAAAGATGACTTCAATGTTTCAGCCGGAACTACAGCTGAACAAAGGGGTGAAGCAGATCGTGTTACGGCTACCCAAACTAATGTATCTAATCAAAGAGCTACGATTAGAGAGAATGAAGAAAGAAAGATTGTAGCCAAATGGATCTGCCGGATTGGACTTGAGATTCTTTATCAAGTAATCGAGCGTACAACTCTTCCAATTTGGACTAAAATTACTTCTGATTTAGGGGGATTCTTTAAGGATGTTCCTGAACTAGAGTACCAATGGAAAATGCTCCAGAAAGAAGATTTGGGTTATATAGACTATAAGGTTAATGTCACTGTGGAATCTTTGAGTCCGATTGCAAACGATATCGAGAAAAAGAAGTTCTTGGAATTCTTGGCTATTATGAATCAATATCCCCAACTTGCGACAAACCCAGATCTTATTCGGGAAGCTGCTTTCAGGTTAGACTATAAGAATAACAAGGTTATTAAAGCTTTCCAACAAGCTGCGCTTCTTCAGATGGTGGGTCAAGTTGCTCAAGGTCAAGAAAATTTGGGTCAACCTCCACAACCTAATAATATGGCTCAAATGACTGCTGAACAAATGATGCCCCCAGATCAAGCCCAAATTGAAAATCAAATGAATACTATGGGGGTACCACAATAAATCCAGAACAACTTGTTAAGGAAAATATTCCCCTTGTAAAAACCTTAGCTAGAATCTTTTTTTTAAAGTCTCCTCCAAATATTGATTATGCTATTTTGTTCGCAGAGGGGCTATATGGACTATATCGAGCATCTTTAAGGTATGACGACACTCACGAAGCTAAATTTAAACATTTTGCTAGTTTTCGTGTAAAAGGGGCTATGATGGACTATATTAGAGCCGAGGCAGAGTGGTATCAGAAGTATAAAAATGAAAAGAAAGTAGAAGATCTACATTAGGGGTATCCAAATGAAATTAACTGCGCTGTTTCTCTTTCTAACTTCACTAGTCTTTGGGCAAGCTACAGCCTCAGACTATGTTGCTTTTATTTTGACTGATAGTGGTACTGTAGCTACTACTGCGGGAGCCAAGATTCCCACACAAATTTTAATTTATGGTAGACCAGTTGCTACTGTAATTTATTGTGAACTAACTGTGGTCACTCCACAAGGTAATCATACCGCAGTTTTTACTCATCCTGTTACAATTGGAATTGAAAATTGGTCTCACTTAACAACCACATCTCTCTCACTTTCTGGACAAACAGTTGAATCTATAACTATAAGAAAGTTAAGCGTTGGAGCTTCAGTTGTAGTTCCAATGGTAAAGTAGGAAATTCTAATGGCTTGTAAAACTAAAAAAGGTATGAAGAAGGCAGAACTGCAAGATAAGTTAGTTAAATTGTTTTCTAAAAAGAAAGGTAAATAATGTCACAAGATGCTCTTGAAAATGCGGTTAATACTGCTGCACAGTCAATGGCGACTGAAGCTTCGGCTACAACAGAAGAGAATCAATCAGATGAAGTTGAAACTTCAAAATCAGCGGCCAAAGAAGCAGAAATCTCTAAACCCGATCCCCGGACTATTCAAGCTTTAGCACTATTGGACGCTTTAGAGAACCCCCAAACTGCTGGTAATGTTGTAAAGTCTTTAATGAACCAACTTGGGATCGAACCCCCTGAAACCAAGAAAGAAGAAAAGGCTGCTGAGAGAACGATTAAAGCTGTTCTCAAGGAAAAAATGGGGGATGATTTTTCCTTTATCTCCGATAAATTAGGGGACGCACTAGAAGAAATTCTGCGTGAATCCACTGATAAAGTACGTTCTGAAATGCTTGGGCGGGAAGCACAACGTACCCAGGAACAGTTAATTACTCAATATAATAGTTTTCTTGTAGAAGAAAAAGTTTCCGATGAGGAAGCTGGCGCATTAAGTAAGCTGGTTGAAGAAATGCCTCCTTCCGGCAAAGATCCATTACCTAATTACCTGAAGAAACTCTTAAAGTATCACAGGTTAGAAGCTGCTGAAACTAAATCAGAGATTGATAAACGTCAGCGGCAAAAAGAAAATCTTTCACGTAGAGCCGAAATATCTGGTACTGAAACCAATGATGATCGGGTAAAGCGTGGATCTGGAAAAATCTCAGCCAGAGAAGCAGTAGAAGCTGCTGTTCGTGGCGAGTTATTAGATTAAGGAAAAATAATGGCTACTTTCGGTGCAGCGAATCAGCCTAATGCGAATACTCTTAATTATGACGCATTAGTCTCGACTTCACTTGCAAATTACCGGAAAACTTTACAGGACAATATCTCTAGGTCCAATGCCTTTTTTCACAAAATTCCCTGGGAAAGTCAAGATGGTGGTTTGTATATCGCGGAAGATCTTTTATATGCTCTGGGTACCGCAGATACCTATGAGGGATATGATGAGCTTCCGTTAACTCCTACTGAAGGAATTACGCAGTCTACTTGGCAATGGGCACAAGCAGCTGCGCCAATTTCTATTTCAGAAAAAGAACGCAAGCAGAACAAACACCGTATTGTAAACTTAGTTACTGCTAAGATTATGCAAGCGGAGTTAGGATTCAAGGAATTTTGGGGAAAAGCTTTCCTTCAAGGTTCTCTTGTTAGTGGTGGATCTAGCATCATTAGTCCATATACTTCCCCGGTTAATGGATCTAGTTTTGTTACTCCATTACCTGACTTAGTTCAGTATGACCCTACTGCTTCCTTAACACTTGGTGGGATTAATCAAAATACCCAGTCATGGTGGAGGAATAATACTAAGGTGTCTGCTGCTACTACATATGTTGAACTTATGGCCGAATTTTTGACCATGTACAACAATTGTTCTAAAGGTCCTGGTGGTGCTCCTGACTTGATTCTCACAGATATGACAACGTGGGAATTACTTCATGCGGCTTACCGCGAATACTATCAGAATAATTCATCGTCTGATGGTAACTTCCCCTTCCCGAATCTTAAATTCTGGAATAGTTTAGTTGTCTGGGATGAGTGGGTTCCCAATGTTTTTGCGGGAACTGCTGATACCACTACTACTACTGGTGGAACTGCCTATTTTCTGAATACCAAATTCTTCAAATGCATTTATGAATCTGAAACAAACTTTGTATCCACAGATTTCCAACGGCCCATTAATCAGGATGCTAAATACAAGCATATTCTGTGGATGGGTTCTGTGGTTATGAGTAATAGGCGTAAACAAGGCGTTATCGGGAAAATTGCCCGATCGCTTACTTAATAGGAAAGGAGACGAAACATGAATTCCCCATTAGGAACTAAAAATCGTCCCTGGCGTGGTCGTATTAGCGCTGTTAGTGCAGAATCTTCTGTCACTATTCCAGCAGGTTCACCTATTGTCTTAAATACAAGTGATTTAAGTCAAGTGAAACTTCCATCTACAGCAGGCGGAGTTACAATTGCACATCCTTTCTTTGCTGGAGTAGCTGCTAAAGAAACTGCTCCAGGACAGATTGTAGAAATTGTTGCTGCTGGTTATTGTGCACAGGCTAAATTTGTGAACCGTACTCGTGCGGCTTCCACTGATAGCTGGTCCTCTATTGCTGCACAAGCCCTCGGTAATTTATTGACTATTGATACAGTTAATAATGCCTTTGGGTATTCTACAGTAGGTGCGGCTGCATTGGCTCCTCACGCTATTGTAATGGCAGAAGCACTTGCATCTATTGCGGGTTCTGCTTCTTCTACCGCTAATGCTTCAACTGTTCAAACCCAAATGGTTAAAGTTTGGTTGAGAGCTTTAGCTTAAACTTTATTCTAATCAGGGAGAGGATGAGAACTCTCCCTTCTTATACCAAAATGAGAATCTTATTAGGCACTAATCTACTCACTGAAGTTAACGCTTCCGTTTACGCGAATCATACTGCTCTTTATTACCATTTGGGTAGAATTGCAGAACAACGTAAATGGGAGTTTTTACAAATGGCTCCTACACGTCTATCCATTGATAGGATGCGGAATGAAGCTGCTAAAATGGCACTTCAATCCGAATGTGATTATTTAGTTTTTATTGATGATGACATGCTGCTCGATGTCAAAACAATAGAAACTTTAATTGATGCGGATAAAGATATTGTAATGGCTCATACTTATATTAGGGGATATCCCTTTAATGCAATGTCTTTTAAACGGGAGCCAACAAATGATCTCGCGGACATTAAGTTAGTTCATGAAAATGAAGTTATTGAGAAAGCTAAAGAGGATCTTTGTGAAGTTTATGCTATCGGATTTGCAACAGTTGCAATCAAAACATCCCTCCTCAAAGAGCTAGATCCTCCTTGGTTCATTACTGGGCCAAATGGGACAGAGGACATTTATTTCTGTCTACGGTGTAAACAAGAAATAGGAGAACACGTTGGGATCTACACTCATATTGGAGTACCAACTCACCACAAACTTGATCCCGAATTCGTATCCCAATGCAATGTAGAGAAACTTAGAGAGTTTTATAAACCAAAGGATACAGTTGAAAATAATGTACGGGGAGATCGTGGAGAAGAATATCACAAACAGGTTCAAGCTATTCAAGTAAGTGTAAGTGATAAAATGGATTTTGGGGATTCATTATGAAACTTAATCTAGGTTGTGGATTCAATAAGATTCCAGGTTTTATTAATGTGGATATAGACCCTGCTGTCGAGCCTGATAAGGTATTTAATTTTACTGGGAAGTTCCCATATAAGGACGATGAAGTAGAAGAGATTGTTGCATATCATGTTTTAGAGCACATCCCGAAATCTGCACACCAATTCATTTATAATGAGATTTATCGAGTACTCCAGCCAGATGCTTCTCTAACTTTAAGCTTCCCAGAATTTAGTATCTGCTATGAGTATTGGAAGTCAAATTATCGTGGTATGAAAGATTTTTGGGAAGCAACACTCTATGGACGACAAGCTTCCGCGAATGATTATCATGTTTGTATAATGGAGCGGGAAGTTGTTGCCAGACAGCTTGTAAGGGGTGGTTTTGGTATTGTAGTTTGTGATCCTGAACCTATGGAAAAGCATAATTCAGTTATTAAAGCCATCAAAATGAAAAAGTTTACCTATCAACAGGCTATGATGGAGACGTTAAATGCCTCAGTTGCAGCTAAAAGCTTCTAATCCTAAAGATAGACTTCGTAATCAGATTTGGGCTGCTATGCGGAGTCCTGAAGCTATGGCTGAATTTACTAAATTAAGTGGTGGAGAGCCTTATGCGGATACTCCTTTAGGTCCAATGGGTTCTGTTGGGGCGATGGTTTTGAATCCTAAGACTATTGGAAAATTTAAACAAGCCTTTTTTGCTAACATTCCTGAAACAGCTAAAGCATATCCTCATTTAACTGATGATACTATAGAGGCACTCTCTTTTATTAATACCAGATACCCCTCATTTTTAGCTAGGGCCAATCCCAGAGCAATAAATAATTTAATTACTCCAGGATCTAAGGGACGCTACTATCCTCAAGTAGATCATGTTACTATAAATCCTAGTGATAGTGTAGCCAATACCATTAAAACATCTTTTGGGGATGTTCAAGATCGTACAGGGGCTTTACTCCATGAACTTAGACACGCAGTTCAATTTAAGGATCCCCGATTTCCTAGAGGGATTAAGCAACTAGGTCCCTATCCAGCAGAAAGAGTTTTAGCCGAGGGAACCAACAAAAATATTCCTCATGAAATTGAAGCTTACAAAGCTGAGGAATTAGGTAAGAAAGCTAAAGAGTTATATTTTAAGTTACTGAAGAGTTTTAAGTAAGGAGATCAAATGCAAGACGTAATCAGGATGCGTGGATGTTTAGAGATTGTCCTAGGCGATTCTAATGGAAAAGTCTTGGATCGACAAGTAATTAACAATACTATCGTAATAGCGGGCCGAAGATGGGTTCTTCAACAGATAGCTAGTTCTGAAATTAATACTGCTGAAAGTATTGCTTACATGGCTGTTGGAACCGGAACATCGGCCCCTGCAACAGGTGATACTGCTTTAGGTGGTGAATCTTCAAGAATTGCAATCCAATCTTTTAATACTGCTAATCTTACTTCTAATCCACCTTCTTGGCAAGCGCAAGCTTCTTGGGCCACTAATCAGGCTAACACTACATTAGGGGAAGTAGCCTTATTCGTGACTGATAGTTCAGGAGTAATGTTAGGTCGGGCCACTTTTACAACGATAAATAAGACAACTTCAAACACATTTTCCATCTCTTATACAGTTAGTAATTAAAGGAAGTTTAAATGAAATTCGAACATGGTATTGGTCTTCTAATTGGAATCCCTACTTTATATAGACCTGTTACAATTGAATGGGCATTAGCTTTGCGGGGACAAACACCCCCTATTAACTATAATGCTAATATGATGATAGTTCCTGGACAGCAAGTTGCAGCTGCCAGAAATAGAATCTGTGAAGAAGCTATAAAACTTAACACACGTTATGTTTTCTTTGTTGGAGACGATACTGAGCCTCCACTTCATGCATTGAAACAATTTATTTTTAGAATGGAAAATGATCCCACTTTAGGAGTTGTGGGCGGAATTTACTGTTCTAAATCTGAACCTCCAGCACCTTTAGTGTTTCGAGGTAATGGTAGTGGGAGTTATTGGGATTGGAAAATCGGTGAGTATTTTGAAGTTAGTGGACTAGGTATGGATTGTACTTTAATTAGAACAGAGATTCTGAAGAAGTTGCCTAAACCCTGGTTCAAGACAATAGATAAAGACGATTTTCTAGATAACAGAAATTTTGCCGAAATGTGGACAGAGGATTTATATTTCTGCAAGAATGTACTAGATAATACAGAGTACAAAATCTTTGCAGATGCCACAGTTATGTGCAAACATTGGGATTCAATAAACCATAGAGCTTATGAACTCCCTCCCAACTCATTACCAATGCGTAGATTAGTTTCTACGGGAACCAAGAAAATCCTAGATATAGGATGTGGAGGAGTTTACCGTGAGGATCCAGATGGAGAGGTTACTAGGGTGGATATTCGAGAGGAATGTCAACCCGACTTTCGCTGTGATATTAGGCAGTTGCCTTTTGATAACGGCTCTTTTGATATCATTTTCTCTTCGCACGTCTTAGAGCATTTTGATCGGGAAGAGCATATTCAGTTATTAAAAGAATGGCTCCGGGTGTTAAAACCAGAAGGTGAAGTTAGAATAGTTGTCCCCTCAATTGAATGGGCAGCTAAAAAACTTGTTGAAGGTATAGTAGACAATGATGTAATGAACGTTCTTTATGGTGCTCAATCAAACCCTTATGATTTTCATAAGACTGGATTTACACCCTTAACTTTAAGTGCATTAGTTAGGAATTTGAATTGCAAAGTGGATAGTTGTATTACAGATGATTTCTATAATATCTTATTAACAGCAACTAAATTAGGAGAATGAAATGTCGCTGTTTATGGATGGGTTTGACTTCTATACTGCTATTACCCAAAGATGGGATGCTGGATCTAATGCAAATAGTTTTTCTAATGTGGGTTCTGGCATATATAGCTATGGAAGATCCATTATACTAGATGGAAATTCTATTTACAAAACCTTTGCTAATATAACTGGAGCTACTGCAAATTGGCAAACCATCTATTTTGGGTATAATATAACTTTAGGTATTACACCCGGGAATGACACCCAAAAGGGTATTAATATTTTAGATGGAACTACTAATCAAATTAATTTTAGGATTACCGCGGCTGGAATTATTAAGGTATATAGAAATGCAACTTTATTGGCCACAGGAACTCATGCACTAGCGGCTAACACTACTTATTGGATTGCAGGTAAAGTCTATATTCATGCCTCGGCTGGTGTTATCACTTTAACTATTACTGGTCCTGGATATGACAATGTGACTGATATTAATATTGTCTCCGGTGATGCCGTTGACACAATGGAAACTGCTAATGCCTACGCAACTAAGATAGGATTTAGTCATTTTGGAGGAAACAATATTAGTATAGATAATGTTCACATTTATGATGGAGCTGATGCAGCACCTTGGGATGCTTTAAGTATTGAGCGCAGAGTCTATTATTTCTTACCCACAGGGGATGGATCAAATATAGATTTTACAGCAAGTACAGGAGCTAGATATACCTGTCAAGACGAAAATCCAAAAAATGATGACACTGACTATATTAATTCCGCTACCGTAGGTCATAAAAATAGTGTTGTAATTGATGATATTCCTACAGTAACAGTAGACGCTCTTAATTTAATTGCGGCTGCTCGGAGGGATGATGCAACCGCAGTAGGGATTAAACTATTTTCCAAAATAAGTGGAACAGATTATCTTAGTGATGAGTTAATTTTAGGTTCAGCCTATGTTCATTTAGAAAAACAATGGTTAGTTTCTCCAGCTACAACAGCAGCATGGGAAGAAGCTGAAGTAAATGCAGCTGAATGGGGAGTTAATATATCTTCGTAGTAGGCTATAATGGCAGGAAGAGTAACACAATTACCCATTGAAATTTCTGGTTCAGGACAAGTCCCGAATGCTAGAATTACTCAACTTATCACTGAGTTATCTGGTTCAGGACAAATTCCTAGTGCCCGAATTACACAGTTAATTATTGAGATTTCTGCCCCAACTGTATATAACCTTGTTGGTATTTTTGCTGATACATTAAGCTTTTCTGATGCTGTTGCAGTAGATCTAGTAGTCTCAGAAGAACCCTCTGCTCCGTTAACTCAGGTTATTGCAGATGATCTTAATACGTGGGCAGACTCAATTAATTTAGGCTTAATAGGTAACCTTTTCCAAGAAGTTGCCTCTCAATTAGATTTGGATGATAGTATCCTAGAGTATGTTATTGGACATTTAGGAGAAGAAGTTAGTGATACTCTGGATCTAAGTGACGCATTAGAAGTTTTACTTCCGGTTCAATTGGAAGCTTCAGTTGCATCTACATTAAATAGTTGGTTAGATAGTTTTAGTGTTTTTAGTCCACAACTTGTATTTAAACAAGTAAGTGATTATTTTACTTTATCTGATTCAATACTTTTGGCAATTGCAGATGAACTTACAGTAGAAGTGGGGGATACTTTATATCTATCAGATATATTAGTAGTTACTCTAGATCACCAGATTCAAGTAGGAGATTCACTAAATAATTGGCAAGATGTCTTAGAACAAATCGAATTTCTTTCTAGACTGGTTGCTGACACTCTAAATAATTGGGGAGATGCAGTAAGTTTAGTTAGAAATTGGGCCTTATCATTTGGGGATAGAATGGTTCTAGATGATAAAATCCAAGTGAGTTTTTTACTTCTCGCTTTACTTAATGACACTTTAGTACTTTCAGATTCTCAACAAATTAGGTTTAATACTTTCCAACCCATCGCGGATACTTTAACTTTAGATGACTCTATTTCATTAAGTCTTTCAACTTGGGTTCCAAATGCTGTAGCCGACACAATGTCTATGGCGGACTATATAGAGGTTAGGTTATCTACCTACGAGGATGACTACTACAGGAGATACTTGGATGATAGGAACTTAATGATTGGAGAGTTAAAGACATTCCATTGTGATAGAATGACTCTAAGAGATGAGGTAGCAGTATGGATGAATTAGAGTATTACAGAAGGCACTTGAACGACAAATGACTACTCTAACTGTAATTGCTAAAATAAAAAAGGAACTGGATGACCAAGGTATCTTCTATACGGATGAGGATATATTTGATTCTCTTCAAGATGGTTATGATGAACTTGCGCTGACCACTGAATGTATCGAAAAAGTAGTTTCAGTTGCATTTCCTTTAACCGCGTATGTAGATATGGTTTCAATTATTCCAGACTACTTTAAAGTCTTTGCAATATATAATCCTAATCGTAAAGAATTCCTTACACCAGTAGGCTTCAAACATTTGGAATCAATTAGCGATAAGTGGGAAACTGAATCGGGGACTCCCCAGTGGTTTGTTCCTATTGACTTCAAATATATAGCCCTTTATCCATATTACACGGTGGCTCCTACGCAGAATATGTATGTGTTCTATTCTGCACAGGCTCCTGACTTTACTTCCTCTAGTACATTGGAACTTCCCTCTAATCATCAGTCTTGCCTAGAAGATTATGTTGTTGGAGATCTTTTAGAGCAGGGATTAGAGTTTAAAAAGTCTCTTCGTATTTATCAGGATTATATAAAGGGAGTAGCAAGAATCAAATTAGAGATGAATAGAAGACAAAACTCAGATAGAGTTAAGCAACTAATGGTACAAATAAATGCCAATATGGGATGACGCCTACATTATTGATTTGGCTAACAGGGGTGAAATAGAACTCACTACGGATGTTCCTTGTATCTTTGACCGTTTTTCACTAGATATTGTCAGTGGAACTTCTACATACAGTTTACCCGAAGGCCTTTTATCTATTTCCCGAGTTACATGGAAGGGGGATAAAGTATGGCCTTTTGAACAACGATCAGCTATAATAGGGAATCTTAATATAGATCCACTCACCGAAACTATAACTGGAACACCTTATCTTTATCTTCAACATAACTATGGATTCGATAAGATTCACTTTTGGCCAGTCCCCGATGAAAGTATTGGACTTGATGATAGTGGAATCTGGGGAGCAGATATCTCTAATAGAGTAATTATTAGTTGTTGGAGAATTGCAGATCCTACGGGAACAGAATTTAGACTTCCAGACTTTATTCGTAGACGGCTTATTAAATACTATATCAACACCAAGTCTTATGGTAAAGAAGGCCCTAGCCAAGACACTGATGCTTCAGATTACTTTAAACAGAAGTATCAATTCTCTATAGAACAACTTAGATTGGTAAAAGCTAGTCTCCCGAAATCCATCGTCAACGAAATGCAACCCCAGGTATTTGGTGGTAGATTTATTGCACGTCCCAGATTACCTATTAACTTTGGGAAGGTAGTTGAATGAACTTAACAAGGATCAATTGGCCTAAAGGTTGGCGACCTTCTGACGATGACACAAATGGTGATCCTCAAGGATTACTGAGAATGGATAATCTTTGCTATGATGAAAATGGAATACTTTCACTAGCAAGAGGTTCAGAGAATATTAATAGTTCAGCTTTTGGTAATTTCGTTCATACTGTATACTCTAAGAAAATTAATGGGGATAAGCATCGAATTCTTGGGCTTACAGATGGAACAGTTCATGCGAGTACTGGAAGTTCATTTTCTGAACTTTTTAATGGAGGATCTATTGGTTACAATGCTTGTACTTCTGGGTTAGGTTTTGTCTATTGCTTTTCTGGTAATAAGCGGATGAAGTATAACGGGACTGATGTTACTAACATTACTCCTGAGATTCCCTCTGATCATCCTACTATAGTAGAAGCTGCAAAAAACGATTTCTTCTTTTTGACGACCGACTTTTCGGGGATGACCTCTGATATAGGGATGAGTGAGGTAAACTCTTCTAACTATTATCAACTAACTACTGTCAAGAATATAGGTTCCGCTAAATATACTCCGGGTACTCCCTGGAATACTATGAGTATGGGGGCTGGGGGTGTTGGTGAGCCTAATGATTCATTCTGGCTAGTATTTAGGGCTTCTGATACTTCACTTCTTAAATCTGTTCGGGTAATCTTTAGTGATACAGATACTGCTCATCCTAGAAATTATTTCTATTATCAGTGGGATAATGTAGTAGATGGACAGTTTAATGCTGGTACAGATATATGGACTGTACTTAAATGTTCACGAAAAGACTTTATTCAAGTAAGTACAACAGAGGCATTGGGTTGGGAGTCCATAAAGAGCTTCAAGATTATTGTAGAATCTACAGGAGAATTTACATTTCAAATTGGAGAAAATGGAGTTCTTTTTATTGGCTCTAATACCAACCCATTGAATGGCTGGTATGAATATATTCAAGTTAATGTACACAATTCGGGTACGGCCACTTTCCGTAGTCCGGCTTCTCCCAAAAGTCCTTATGTTACTCTGGTTAATGGTGCAGCACAAATTACTCCAATTGTTCCTACGGATACTCAGGTAAATGAGATCTGGTTTTATCGCAGGGATGTTACATATTTAGATGATGTCCGAGAATTAGGGGAAGCTCGAAAACTAGATAAGTGGTATCAAGTAAAGGTTTTAACATCTGACTTTGGAACTCCTTTCGTGGATAATATGTCGGATGAAGAAGCACTTCTTACTGGCATCACTTTTCCAGTAGATCCTTGGTCTGTAACTATTCAAACCTCTGGTGGATATCTTGATGAGGAGATTCGGGATGTAAGTGAACCTTTTAATGGTCGTCTTTTCTTAATGGGTAGTAAGAATATCTATATAACCTATCCAGATGACTACGGACTTTATTCAAATCTTTGGACTCTTAAGCTTAGTGGTGATACTACTGAGACTAATTTATGGATTAAGAAGGTAAGCAATAATCAATTAGTAGTTGGGACCACTTCTGATATTTATGAAATAAGTGGTACTTGTCAGGAATTACCCGATCTTACTCTTGACATTAGAATTACTCCTATTGGTGTTGAATATCCTCCGTGGCATAGAGCTGTAGCTTGTGACCATAATATTATTTATTATCTTGCAGCAGACGGTATTAGAGCTATTGCAGGAAGTCAGTCACAACTTATTTCCCCTCAATTAGATCTCTTATTTAGAGAAGAGGATAGGCATGGAGTCTTTTCTGTATATAAAGCTGGAACTGGTAGCTGGGAATTTGCATTAGAAGTTTCACAAGGTAAATTATGGTTTCCATGTACTCTCAGAGATGGAAATAAAAGGACTTTTGTTTATGATATCAAAAATCAACTTTGGTTCCTCTGGGATACTGATCCAACTTTTATTTATGCTGAGGAAGATGATATCCTTTTAGGGGCTTATGCAGATGGATTTATCAGGAAATTGTGGACCGGAACAACATTGAAGGGTGTTGGTCAGAATGTTTTCTTAAAGACTGTCTTCGATGATAATGCCCAACCACGTAATCGGAAAGATGTTTTCACCCTCAAAATCACAGCGGATACTGCAAATACCCCAGTAACTATTTATCTGGGAAAAGATAATGGGAGTCTAATTAATCTAGGAACATATGCTTTTAATGGTATTGAAGAGAAGCTTATTGAGATCGCTACTACAGTTGGTCTTGGATTTAGATACCAACTTCAGATTTCGGGCACTAATTTAACCGAGTGCAAGATTTACAACTTTACTATTGAATATGATCCTAGACCAGAACAATTAAATTATTTAAGACTTCCAGCAAATAACCTTGGTTCCATTAGTAGAAAGAGATTTATTACTTATGGCATGGTTATTGATACTTTGGGGAATAACATCACTTTTACTCCTCTTATTGATAATGTTAGTGCTACAACTTCTGAAGCTAGTAATTCAGCTAAAGAAACTTATGTACATTATTTCAATGAAGAAGTGGTAGGAACAGACATTGGGGGAATACTTAGTGGTGGAACATTTGAATTTTATGGACTTAATTCCGAGGAAATTGTCAGCGAAAAGTTACCCTCCCCGACAAAATTCCTGATTATACCCTCAGAAGACTATGGTACACCTAACCGGAAAAGACATTCCTCTTACAAGTTTCAGATTCACTCTAGAGGATCTTTAGTACGTTTTACTCCCCGTATAGATGGAGTTTCTTATACTTCTTTTGACTTTTCCACATCTGAGAAATTGACAGTTGAATATTTCTTTGGAGTAGATACTATTGGAATTGATATTGGTGGAACTCTACAATCTCTCACAGACACCCCCTTTGAGTTTTACGGAGTAATTAAACCCCAGGAGGTAGAAGTTTTACCTCCCCGTTTAACTTACTTTAGAATACCCGAAAACAATTACGGATTACCTGCTAAAAAGAGAATCCGTACAATGCCAATGGAGATTAATACAGATGGCTCAAATGTCAGTTTCACCCCAATCGTGGATGGAGTGTCTGGAGTTTCTTCAATATTCAATACAGCCCACAGGCAAACTGTCCTTCACTACTTTACAGATGATCAATTCGGTATTGATTTCTCGGGAGATCTTCTTGGGGCAGAACCTTTTGAATTTTACGGGCTTGCGACTCCCTTAGATGTGGAAGTTCTTCCTGTTGGTAGAAAATTTGATCAAGCTGGGCCATTAGAGTTAGATAGACTTGGACGTGTAATGGGATTTAGAACCAAGCTCTATACTACTGGAACTTCAATACCTTTTAAGATATATACAGAAGATACTGAAGTATGGTCTGGGAGCTTTGTTACAGTTCCAAATACATTACAGATCTATGAAGTAATGCGAGTACCTAAAACTGTTCAAGGTACATCACTCAGAATAGTTTATGGGCCTACAGATGTTTTTCACAGATACTGGACTAAGGTTAGAGTTACAATTAGTGGATTAAATACGGATAATCAGGAATTTCCACTTCAATGAGAAATGCAGCATCATTTGAGGATTGTAATGTACTCTTTAGAGAGCTTTACAATCAACTAGATCGCTTAAATTCTAAAGATCTAAACATGGAAAAGAGGCGTGTAGTTAATGCCTCCCCCTCTAAAGATTCCTATGATTATGTAGTTAGAAAAGAACTCTTTGATGCTTTTGAAAATATTCCCGAATCAAAAGCTACTGCCATAGCTACTAAGAGTTCTTATGTAATTGTTTTTAGTAATTCCGGGGCCATTAAAGTAGCTACTCAGGCAAGTGGTCCCTATATCTTTAAGCGGAAATCTTCTTCCCTTATTGTATCTGTGAGTGCTGTAAGTCCTCCTACTTCGGGAGATGCTCGTTTTAATTTAAAACACAATGGAGTAAACATTCTAGTTAATGACATTATTCTACCTTCTACAGCTGCGTCTCTTGAAGTAGTTAATTCTACAGACTTTATAAGCTCCCCTATAACATTTGAAATCGACGATACACTAGTTTTAGAAGTTGTCTCGACTTCCGGAGTTAGCAAAATTACAGTAGAATTATATGTTAAGGAAATTTAAATGTTGTTTACTACTGGATTTAGGAGTAATATAGGGGCTGTAATTCAAAGTCCAGGTATTATATTTAATGATCCAACTCAATACGGGGCAGCTGCTTTAAAGGGGCTATACGAACCTACTCTAGTTTATAAATGCTATAATGAATCTTCTATTACTTACAATTCTTTCTACTATAAGTTTCAGCGTAGACAAAATCGGGTAGTTAAAATACCTATTTGTGAGATTGCCTCTAATAATAGATATAGAGATGGATGGTATACTTATAGGCATAGAATTTTCGCTGGTACAAGATGGTTTGTATCCCTTTCTGGTCAACTTTTTGGGGAATTAATTTGCCAGTATGATAAATATGGAAAGGATCTAGCAGAGTATCCAAAGCCCCCCTGGTTGAAAGTAACTACTCTTAAGATGCTTTCACTTCATACTCTTTGTCAACTTCAGGAAGACACTTGGTATCACTTTAATATTACAGTAACTACCGAGTGCAGCGATAAAATAATTTTACCGGGGATTAATCCATATCATATTGTTACAGCATCTACTTCCATTAAAGTAAATGGAGAATCCATACTATTATACCCAATGAACTCTTATAATGTAGGCCTTACTACTAATATAACTAGTGTAGATGGGAATCAACATTATGTAATGTGGGGATATCCTTACTATATAACTCTACAAGGGGGAGTTAGTGTAGATGCTTATTTTAAAGATATGGCACTTTCAGATGTTCCATTGGAGGAAGGATACTCTTTAGGATGAGAACAAGAGAAGTATACTTTATGGATTCTTTTGAGAAGTGGACCTCGAAAAGTGACTGCTTTGGTAAGTGGAATGCAGTTGGAGATTCGGTTACTTCTACTGAGATTGCTAGAACGGAGAATAGAAGTTTATTAGTCCCCTACGGAGGAACTGGAGTAATAAAGGGAATTCCCCGTTGGGATAATTCTTACCATTGTGTCAGTTGTGCTGTTTATATAGACCCAGGAAATACTCCAAATCCCTCCCAAGGTCTAATAGAAATCTCTTCAAGAGAAGGAACAGTTCTTTATGGGGATCTACATTTAATTAACGCAAGAGTTGGAATCTCTAGTACAGGGGAATTAATCACAGAGGTTGGTTCTGTTTTAGGATTTTTTCCTTGGGAATTAAATACAACTAGAAATAATACTGGAGTAATCTTACCTAAGAAAACTTGGTTTCATTTAAGTTTAAAAGTTAAATTTACACTAGTATCGGATATTCCTAATACTTATCGTTGTGAAATTGAAACTATTACGTATATAAATGAAATTGCTTATTCATGGACTCATGAATTAGGCACTGGAATACCTTCTGACCATTTATATCCTACATCCTTAGTGTATCCTAGATCTTTCAAATTGGGAGCAGGTTGGTCTTGGGGAGAATTTACAACCCCTATTTACAAACTGTATTATGATGATCTTTACTATTCTAAACATTTTCTAGGAGATTTAGAAGTAGGATATCTTGATCCAGATGGAAATTTTCAAGTTGGATGGACTCCTTCCTTTGGTCAGAATTGGGAAGCTGTTAAAAAGTTATTACAAGCAACTGATCCTAAAGTGTCCAAAGCCATAGGTAGTACATCTACTCCTGAGATTTGTACTATTGAGCAGCCTATTGAAGTAGATGAAGTTATTGCAGTCCAGGGAGTTTTACTGGGAAAGAAAGATCCAGGCGCTACCTTAAAGTTGGGAACACTTTACGGGGGAGTAGTAGGTGATAGTCTGGCCATAAATAGAAGCCCAATAATTGTAACGGATACTCAAGATAGAATTCCTGGTACTGAGAATTATTGGACTGTTGAAGCTTTGGAAGATTTAAATTTTGGTGGAATAGATGAACATTGAAGTTCAAGTAGCTGATGCCATGACCACTTTAATAGATGGTCCCTATATTGAGCATGATGATCCACTTAATAATTATAGATGGTTTAGCTACACGGAAGAGCGAGTTGAAATTGATCACAATTATGTTGAATATCTTCGAGTAAAATATTATCCTGAATGGCAAATCTCGGAATCATAGGAGTCAATTATGGGATGGGGAAATCTCTTTAAGTCAATTGGAACTGCTGCTTTAGGTGCAATTCCAGTGGCAGGACCATTTTTAGCTGCTGGAGCTGCTGCTTTAGGTGGGGCTTTAGGTAGTAAAGGACAAACTACTCAGCAACAACAGCAACAAAATACGAGTAGTATTATGAATGGTACTACTCAAGGTAATAATACCTACTATGGACAGACACGTAATAATTATGCAGACCCAATGTCTGGGCAGTATAATGCTCAAATGTTGCAAAATGCTATGGGACGTGTTAATGCTGGAGTAGTAGATCCCAGACAATTTGCTGAATCCCAAGTTACTCAGAATATCCAAGGATTAAACAACCAGGCTCAGCTCCAGCAAAAAGTCATTGAGAATGCTATGCGCCAAAGAGGTTTAGCTTATTCTCCTATGGGCGCCACAATGTTAGCTAATGCTGATGCGAATAGAGTTCAACAGGGAATTGGTTATGCTAATCAACTTCCACAAATTGAACGCCAGACTATGTTAGAGAATGAAACTATTCAGAATCAACGTCAGCAGTTAATGCAACAGTTACTCGGACAGCAGTTGACTAGTAGTGAGAATGAAGGATTCCAGAATACCTGGGGATCACAAAACCAGCAGCAAAGTGGAACTTCAAACATGGTAGGTTCAAACACTACCCCCTCCAATATGGCAGCGGGGGGCTTCCAATCCTTAGCCACAATGTTAGCTAATCTTTATGGTAAGGGAGCTTTTGGTGGTGGAGCTGGAAAGAGCATTCCTTATAATGTTGATGGAGGTTACTAATGCCAATTCAAAACTTCGCCAAGGATTTAATTGGAGCTTACAATGTTGGTCTTCAGGAAAAGATAGAAAAAGCTCGTATTATTGAAGAACAGAAAAGGTATGAGCAAGAACAGAAGAATAGACAGACACAAATAGCTGAAGCTCAAAAGCGTTGGGAAGCCGACTTTAAGGCTAGGGATGAGCAATATAAACTTGAAGAGAAAGATCGACAATTAAAGAATGAAACTGCCAAACTCAATATTAAGTTAGCTATTGGTTCTAAATTATCTTCTGGAGAATTAAAATATCCTACTTCTCAAAAAGGTAGAGAGATGTTTCTTCAAGAGGGGCAGGAAACCCCAGATCCATATCAGGTTCCAGAATTAGGTATTCAGGTTAATCCTAATGAAGTTGAAAGTCCTGAAGCCAGACTTCAGAGAATAGAAGCTGAAAAGCGGGCTGCTTTTGCTCCCACTATGGAAATGCAACAGCTATTAATGGGTGGAAGAAATGACCTCGAAACTATTAGATCAGAAAATAGAAGAGAAATTGAGGCTCTTAGGGCTCAAAATAGAACTGAAACTACATTAGCTAGAATTGAAGGGATGGCTTCAAGAGGTGGAGGAATCTCTGAAAACTCCAATGATTTTGAAAGTTTAATAGAGGGGATTAAACTAGGTGGGGTAGATGTAAATAAGTTAGATCAAAAGACGAGATTAAAATTAACTTCCGCAGCTGCATCTAGAGGTATTCTTATTCAATCTCCTAAATTTATAGAGGAGAGTAAAAAGTTAGGATCTACTGCTCAGTTTGTTCAACTTGCACAAAAAGCTTTAAGGGCTAATCCTCAGACCGAAGAAGATTGGGCGCGACTTTCTGGGACTATGGGTGCTTTGTACCAACAAATCGGGACACTAGGGGCACAATTTCCCGCTTTAGGTAGATTGTCTGATAATGACATTAAATTACTTCAGTCGGGTATTCCTACTAGTCTCAAAAACACTATAATGAAGAAGTTATTCCCAACTTGGGGAACTACCCGGAATACCGAATTGGAAGATCAACTTGTTAAAAGTTTTGCTAATCAAATAAAGCAACATTTAGCTAATGCGGCTACTCCAGAAGAAAAAGTTAGATTGACTAGGATGTATGGCTTGTATGTTCCAGGTATGGAGAAATATACGAGAGGAGGTAAGTAATGCCGGAAGAATATCAAATTCCAGATGATCTCTTCTCCAACAAATCCTCTGAACCTTTACCTGGTGTTAACAAAACTTCTAAGATTAGGGAACTGACAGCTAGAGAAAGAGTCTTATCTAAAATCCCATTAGGCGAAGATTTATTAGGAGCCTCTGCGCTTAGAAGTTATGGAACAATGTTGGGTGCTGTTGGTGGTGGATTTTTAGGTACAGGTGCAGGAGGATTAGGTGCAGTTCCTGGAATGGGTTATGGTGGTTATGTTGGAAATAGATTAGTAAATGAAGCTCAATCGTGGTTACCTTCTATTTTAGGTCAGCCTTCAGCAGATCCAAAATCTACAGCTGCACTGGATTCTGCTGCTAATTTAAGTGGAATTGGATTATCTAAAGTTATAGGGGGAATCTTAAAAGCACTTCCCTCCACAGTTTCTACTTCTTCTCGCAGAAATTTACAAGCAAAACTTCTTAAATACTTTGGACAATCCCCTGAAACTCAGATCAGTGCTAATCCTCTTAGACCGACTGATCCTATGAATCCTTTAGGAGCTATTCAAGAACTAAGAGCAAAAGGTTTTCCAGTTACCAGTGGACAAGCTACTGCAAGTCCCGTTTTGTTAGAATTCGAGAAGATGGCTAAAAATCATCCTGAAATTGCTGCTAAGCAAGCAGAGATGATTAAGAGTATGGGTCAAGATCTTTTAACTGAAGGTAATAAAAACATATCTTGGCAATCCAAACAAATGAGAGAGTTGGGTATAAATCGAGGATATGGGGAAACTGCTAATTGGCTAAGGCGTACTACACCTATAGCAGAGGATATAATCCCTAAAGGAACTAGTGGAGAAGCTTGGATTCGTAAACAGGTTTCTACTTTAGATGACTTTACTAAATTTACTCAAATGGTAGGTCCAGAAAAATCTAAATATGTTTTAATAAAGGATATGCTAGAAAAATCTCTGGAGAAAGAGGGAGTATTTGATGCAAATAAAATGTTTAACATCTACAAGGAAAAGAGGGATCTTTTTAATTTAGCTGCTAAGAACTCTGAAAAATCTGGTGGAGCAAAAGCTTCTGACTTGAAAGCTTCATGGAATAGGTTTATGTACGCTAACTTACTGAGGAATAGGGGTACTCAGGTTTCTACTAGGGGTATGGAAATTGCAGCGGCACAAGGTGGAGTTTCTGGTGGTGCTGGATTAATTCTATTAGGAGCAGATAGCTATCCTGCTGTTAGAGGAGCTGCTAGTTTAGTAAAGTATACTTTAGTTGGGCCAGCTGTTGGTAAAGCTTTCTCTAATCCTGAAATTGTAGATCAGCTAACTAAACTCATGGTTAATAAAGCAGGACATCCAGCTAATGTACCCACTTTTAAAAGAATTGTAGCTTGGGCTTGGAAAAATGGTATATCTTTTAAAACAACAGAAGGTATGGATGTTACAATAAATCCTAAAACTTTAAAACCAAGTCCAGTAAATAATAGTCAAACTGAAGAGTCTACAGAGATTCCCGATAATTTATTCAATTGAATTACTGAGCCTTCCCAGTAATAATCAGTTCCCCTAGTATCGTCTGTCGTCCAATCGCGGATAGGCGATACTGGGGTCTGTTAGCGCCCATCAACTCGATTAGATTGCTCTGTGACAGTGTAGCGATGGCTTTCTCGAAGGATTCCGCATCCACCCGTCCAAACATACGGCGCATGATCTCCTCACGGCTCAATGCACCATCGGGACTCAAGAAGAGGATCTTAGCTATATCGTTCATTGCTTGTCTGGTATCGTTCTGAGAATAGCCTACTGAAATAACTAGCTTATGATAATTCTTTCTTAATCCAGTTACAGTATCAATTGCCCGCTCACAATGAGCTTTAGTTACACTCAGATTAAATCCCTCTTCACAGGCTGCATATATTAGGGCCAACTTTAAAGCGTGAGTATGGGCACGGGGTTCAAATCCAGTCTTACTCTCTGATAATGTAAAGTCAGTATTATTATACCAATCTTCCATAAAATCCAAAGCATCTTCGGCTAATTGAATTGGGCCTTCTAACTTACTTAAATAAAATAAGTGAGAGATTAGTTCATTCCAATCCTCATCCTTCCCTGTATCTCGCAAACCTAGATCCTTATGACGTGCCTTATCTTCCATGATGAAGATCGTTCTACCTACTAATCCCCCATACAAGTCAGTCTTCGTAAACATATCCTGAAGAAAAGCTGAGTTAGTTGCAGATAGCATATTAACACATACTTTTTCAAGTTTTACGGTATCCTGTGTTTTGAGGACAATAGGATGCTCTTCTTTATAATCGTAGATATCTGTTAGAATGGAGCCTACGGAAGGATCTTTAACAAAAAATGCGGCTAGCTCTTCACTATACAAGATACCACTAGCATATTTAATTGATCTCCGAATGGGTTTCTCGACTTGCTTAATCTCCGCTAAATCTCTTAGGACTCCTTGTATTGAAACTCTACCTTCAATAAGTTTCGTATTTCCAACCTGCTTTAAGAGAAAGTTGGATACTTTAAGTGGGGTACTTTTTCGGGTAGATCCTGAATCGCCTACTATAAGTACATAGAGATTAGGCATGATCTTAGTACGTCTAGCTGGAAAGTTATAATAAACATTATGTCTTAACACAGCTGCAATTGTAGCATAAGCGGCCCATTCCAAATAGGAGGTAGGGGATTCAACTATCTTAGTTAACTCTAGAAGTTTTTCCACAAAATTGAATTTCATCTTTTAGACTCTATTCTTCTTCCTCTTCTTCGAAATATTCTTTATCTTCTCCCCCACGAACTTTAACTAGATTTCTCTCATAATATCTCTTTTGTCTTAATCGATTCTTACAAGTGGGGCATTTACCACATTCGCAATTGGGTGTTGGTCCCCGTTTAAGTTTCGGAGGATTTGTTAACGGGGTTGGCATTTTTAGCTCCATGAAATTCCAATCGGTCAATATCCCATTCAGGATTTTCTAAATTCATCCCATCAGTATCCCATTGTGTTTCTTTTTTATAACCTCTAATCAATATGTGACCAAAGTATTGTCTTACTTTTGGAGCATACTGAGTTACTGTTGCAGTTAGATCATTTTTAGTTTTGTAGATTCCTCGCATTTTTATACCTCACTTAGTAATTTAAATGGTCCATTATTTGTCATATATACCCAACTTCTTTTGTCTTCTATAATTTCTAATTCCTTTACTAAGTCTTTAAGTTCTTTATCTAGTGGAGTTCCCTTTAACTGTTCTATAGAGAACTCATTATAATCGTATATTGGAAAAACCCTATTATAGGCTATAACACTATATTGTTTTATACCATTGTTGTATCCAGTATGGGGTAAAAAACAAACGACCACTCCATTAGATAGTGTTCCCCACAAGCATTTTGGAAATTTAGGAGGAGTATCGTATACCATATTCATAATATCTAAGAGTAACTCCATTAGATGTTAAGGAATACTCTTTCCCTTTAAGTAATTGTCTAGCTTTCCAAAGTCGAATTGGCAAAGCTTCCTTTATTGTAATTGGGAAAATTCTACCTTCCCAATTTACTGTCATTTCATGTTTTACATCCCGATGAAAACTTTCAACTTCTCTTAACATTAAGTCTAAGAATCTGTGATATTCAGATAGTCCAAGTGTCATTTCAATTCTCCCCAGTTTTCTGTAGTCCAGCCAATCTCACCAGGAATTACAAGATCATAATCCCGTGATAATGAACAGCCCATAAAGTTAATCGGCGTTCTAATTGCGGCGTTGAAGTCCTCAATGAATTGGTCTTTAAGCTCCAACTTTACCTCAAATGTTAACGAATCATGAGACTCTGCCAAGGGAATTGAATCTGGGTATTTATACTGTCCTGCCATTTTTGATAAGATCGTAAATTTGTTGTGGTCACTAACAGTAGCTTGGGGTATCGTTGAGAAAGCTTGCTTATAAGTGTCTTCAGATATCCTGCCAAAAAAATCCCTTCTTCTACCATGAGGGGATACAAGGAATCGTCTTTTGTCAATAATGTGCTTAATTTCTGCGTGGAATATTCCTCGTATTTTAGGATTGGTAGAGTGGAACTTTTCAAGTATTCTTTTGCACTCTCCAGGTGACATATGAGTGAATAATGCCAGCATTCCAGGCCCCATGTTATAATTACCAGCGTGTCTGGGCTTTTTACCAAGATTTTGTCTATCATCTTTAGTTATATTCTCAAAGGTTTTAGAAGTAATTAGAACTGCTGTTAGGGTATGTCTATCATCCTTAAGTCCGAAGTGATTGTGTTTAAAGTCCGTCTTATTAAGAATAGAAAGACCTTCCCAGTCTTCTGCGAGAATACATACCACTCTATCTTCCGCTTGACCTTGATCTCCTTCAATAAGACAATATCCTGGAGATGGAGTGAAAATTGTCCGTAACTCACCACCAATTCTCTCCGAACCAAATTCATAACCATGTTTTGGTATTGTTTGAAAACTCCCACCACAGTCTTTTTCTTTGATTTTGGATCCGTCAATGTAGAAATATGGTTCAATACTTTTTCCGGCACTAGTTCTCCCGGTTTTAGTTCCATGAAGTTTGTAACTTGTTCGCATTCTTCCATCTGGGGATATGGGACTCTCAAGAAATTGTATAATTTTTGCGATTTTCCGTCCGACAATAAGTTCCTTAAGAAGTTTTCTGATAGATTCATTGGTAACTCTATTGACATATAACTCCTCAATACTATCCTCATCCGTTGAATAAGTTATCTTACCTGCATCGGTTGTATGTGTTTGCTTGGGACATTTTAAAACATCATAAATAAATCGGCCAACCTGAGCCGGGGATAGAATATTAATGTGTTCTTCTGCAATTAGCGAGATTGTTTGTACAATTTCATCCAGCTTAGGTTGATATTTAACTATTAGTTTCTTACGTTGTGAATCATCTACTCTAACTCCTACATCATCCATTTTCTTGTATGTAAAGAACGTAGGATGTACGTACTTAAAATAGAAAGATTTAACTTTTAGAGCCTCAGCGTCTTCTAGTTGGGCCTTCCATACCTGCCATGTGACGAGTGAATCCATGGCGTTGTAGAGCAATAGGCGGTCTGGGGAGTGTATCTTAGGGTCGTACTTGCGCCCTTCGTCTTTATAATAGGGCACGTCTGTATACACTGAGGTCAGAAAGTCTAGCCCCTTAGGATATTCAGGATATATAGTATGAGCCATTAACATAGTGTCGCCAATAATATTATGGATATCAAACCCATAATCCTGCAACACGGTCCAATCATACTTAATGTTCTGATTTACCTTGGGGACATTGGATCGTAGAATGGTATTGATTAGCTGGTATAACTTTCCCCGTTCCCAATCTGACAATTTACTTCCAACTAAGAGTGGAATACTTAAAGCTTCGGTACCATTATGAGAGAAAGAAATACAGGTAATAAATCCATGGTGAGTTTCAATATCCAGGGTTAAGAATTCCCCCCTTTGTCCACGCTCCCACCAATTAAGTAATTCTATATAACTCTTAGCAATCCATAGAGTTTCGGGAATCTTGAACCGGATTTTAAGATCTCTGTACTTAACTGCCCGTCCAATATCCCACTGTGTATATACGAAAGGAGCCTCATTTTGTTCCCAGATTTCTCTAGGAGAATGTATTGGTACGACCTTTATATTAGTCCTACCAAATCTTGGGTGCAAATGTAATAAGGAGCCTCTCCATTTCCCGATTGATTTTTCCTCAGTCAAATATTGAAGGGCAAGTTCACCACAGGAAATGATTACATTAGGTTCAACATTGTCAATTTCTTCTTTTATATACCAGTCCCACTTATCCAGAGCATTAACTCGCTCTACTGCTTCTTTTTGAAGTTTCTTAATTGGGGAAGAATATCCAGGGATGGGTACTTTGAAGTAATGTGTCTTATAGATATTCTTGGTACTAACCTGAGAATACGGCTGAAACAAATTAGTAAGGAGATTACCTGTTGAACCTGAAAAAGATTCTCTTCCAGTATATTCATTGGCAGTAGGATAATCTCCAATAATCATTAGGGGTCCGGGAGAACCTTTTCCATTAATTAATTTCATTTACGTGGTTTCCAATTTGGAATAGGATAATCATACATATACTGCTCTCTTAATCCAGCTGCCGTAGCTGTCAGTGGCATCCTTCTATACTCTTTACTAGTATTAAGAGATGTCTTCATTACAATAGTCTCAGGAGGAACACTCTCATAAACTATTGTTCCATCCTCATAAAAAACAGGAACACATTCAATAACCTCTGGTTTAGGTGGTTTCATACTTGAAATATGATCCTTTCTGAAGTTTTGTGAAAATAAACACGAACAGCAGACCACTCTAAGGATACTTGTTCTCTAGGATGTAAAGACTTGAATCCTGTCAGGTTGGTTCTAATATATACAGAAGGACTTTGAGGAATATCCCCATTGTCAAATACTTTAATCCATTCATCCGGATTAAGTTCACCTAGGGTTTTCTTTTCCTCTGCTGCAATTGGAAGAGGAATTAACGGAACTGCTGTTAATAACTGTAGGAAATTTCGTCGTTGCATTACCTTTCCTCTAAACCTTCTACGAAATGAAAATGTCCACTATTAATTTCGTCTAAGAGGATACCTTTAACTGAATTTACACAAAAAGTACCTCTATAGAGGTTAGCATTAAGTAGTTTGAATAGAGTGTCATCTTCATCATCACTGGATTCAAACTCAATTTCGAAGGATATCTTAGCTGCAAACTTTTTAATGGGCATTATGTTTCACACCTTTTACGAATAGATACCACTAAACCTTTTCGTGCCTGAATAGCTTGAGCATGGGCAATAAGAAAGATTCCAATACGTTCAACAAGATCCGGCCAGTTGTTCCATATGATAAACAGCATTAGACAAAAGGCCAATAATAACGCGAGGACATCATTTAGATTTAACATTATTCGTATATCCTTTTTGGTTTTCCACACTTAGAACAAAGAGATACTGTGAAAATTCGTGGTTTATTTGGGTAACCCAAGAAATTATCCTGAAAAGTATGTCCAGTAGGCTCAAATATATGTTCACATTCTGGTTCTTTAGGTCTATGGTTTTGAGACTCGGACATTTTATTACAAAGAACATTAAATTTCTGTAGAAATGACATCTACTTTTTCTCCATTACATAGTACATACTGCTGTTGGTCATTTACTTTGTGTGCGCCTAATGGCAGGTTGCATACAGGACATCGAGTATCCATTGTACCAATATCTTTCGATACGGCTAATTTTTTCTGTGATTGCAAAGTCAAGATTCTTCTCCTTTAGCTTATCCAAAAGCCATTCATCCCAAATGGAACGATGAACTGGTTTAAAAAATGGGTGTGAAGTACTCATTTAACTTTCCTCTATTTCCCTTTCCATGTTCCGTTCATACCACCATTCCATCATACAATTGAAAGCACAACTTACTAACTGACCTTCTTTTCCGTCTAAAACATCTGAAGGTACCCCTTTCTGATATCTGAGAATATGGTCAATTCCGTGATTTAATGGTGACTTATCTCCTTCTAGGCGAGACTGTTGCCAGTTTCTATCACCATACTTTTTAGCACCAATTCCGGCCAACTTTGCCATTTCTTGTAAGAATTCGGGGATTAGTAAGTCGTAGCGGCATTCAACAGGGTTTCTCTTAGCCCCAACTTTAGGTTGATGACTTAATCCACAATTTGTAGCTTCTTGCACTGTGTTAAAGGGTTTACCACATGCACAGCACTTGATAGTGACAGTTTCCATTTCTGATTTTTCCCTGTTACAGAAAATACAATTGTCAGCCTTTTCTCTTGTAAGAAAAGACTTAAAACAAGTTGGACAGTAATATTCTTCCGTTCCCATTAGTTTACTCCTTATCCTTTAATCTAGCTACTACGTAATACATTCTGTCATAGGCAAACTCAATCCGAGAGTATTCAGGATTATCTGCAAGAAACTCTCTTGCATCATTAATAGCGCTAATTAACGGGGTTGACTCTTTGACCCTGAGTTTTAGAGTTTTTCTCTCATTAAACTCAAAAGATCTTTGCAGGACTTCAATTTTGGGTAGGGACATTTTGTTTTCCTTTGATTTAAAATACTCGTTAATTATACAGGGACACATTTCCGCTTCGGTAAAGCTTGTGTACTGCTTATAACAGTGATCACATTGAAAATAAGGGCCTAATGAGGTATTTATTGTTCTTACCCCGTGTACTGGAAGATCTTTTGGAATAGGCATACAATTTCTTCTTGAATGACTTTTCTCACAATTTAGAGCATCTTGAACATAATAATATTCTTTCTTGCATTTATTACAAGGATACTTCGTTAGTGAACCATATAAAGTTCCAGGTATTCTATCCATATGAGTAGTCTCACAATCTAGTGCTTGATTCAAAGTTTGATGAGTTATTCCACACAGTCTACACGAGTAGACATATCTAATAGAGTGAATAGTACATTCAGAGGGTTTACCATAGCTTGTATAAGACATTAGTTTGGTCCCCAAGGAGAGAATTGAACTCTCACTCTCTTACGAGAAACGGATTTTAAGTCCGTTGCGTCTGCCAGTTCCGCCACTTGGGGATTCCTTTCAAGTTAATTTCTCTTAAGTTTTTTGACCGAGGTTACACTAAAGTCAATGCGATAAAGTTCCCAATGTTTTTCGGGGGCTCTTTGAATCTCCAATTCTATAAACGGACCATTCCTTAGTTCCTCAGGAAAGTAGAATTTGATATTGTGAAGTTCTTTATCAGTGGGAAAACACTTTAGGAACTTTCTTATTTCAGCATGAAGTGTTTTTAGGGGGATCGACATAATACCGACCTTTCATTTGAGGATATAGTATGTCCCCAACTTTAACTTCGTCTTTCTTACAATCTACTCCGCGAAAAGTTTCCGGGGAATTTGGATCAGGGTATAAGTATTCCCGGAATCTTCTACAATATCCTGTAATTTGGCTGTAATGTTTAAGCGGGTCCAAAAACATACAGGATTTACAGTGATCTTTTCCAAACTGATGGGTTCCTAACTTTTTGGGTTCCACGTTATTCCTCATCTACTGTAAGATTTATTACTATATACCAAAGATCATTATCTAGTTTTTTAGCCTCGGCATTAAATTCACTTGCAAGCTCCAAAAGTTTATCTTTATTAGTAGAAGTCTTGAGTGTAATTGGATTAGGGCCTACACCAATTCCTCGTATTAGTTGGTATACTTCCATTATTCTATATCCTCTGGAAGAAACATAGTCAGTCTAAGAAATACCCCATGAACTTGAATCTTTAGTATGGTTGAATCTTCTACAGGTTTGAAATGTGCTCGCATTTCATTCACTATTCTGACTATAATATATGAAGCAAGACCATCTACAAGAGATTCTAGTTCTTTTAGAGAAATAATGCGATTCAAGTACATTAAATCCTCCCACTTAAATGCGATTCAATTGGTCGTCTGTTCTTACTAAACCATTTGTTTTTACAGGGGACTGAACAAAAGTTTACATCTGGTTTCCGGGAAATGTTAATCCGGCGTCGGAAGGGTTTCCCACAAGTGTCACAGATCAAATCTTTAGGTGGATTCCCAGCGTTTATAGTATCCTTCACTTTTCTAATTCCTTTAATATATTCATAAGTGTTCATTGTATTCCTTAAGGTAAAATTCCGGCTGGTGTGCTAAGTTATTAGTCCCCCGGAGGAGAAAATAAAGGGTAGTATTGCTAGTCACACCATTTAACTTCTGCTACCAGATGCACCGGATGACTTAACTACTCAGTAGTAGTTTCGTCAGCATCATCATCAGTATCATCCTCTCCTTCTTCTGCTTCTAGAGAGAAAATGTTAGCAGCCTTTTTACCACGACCAGAATCACTAGGGAGCAATTCTGAAAGTGGAATCTCAAAAACACTGGGAATTTCAAGGGGCATATTAGAAGCCGCAAAGAATTTCACAGCAGTTTCTTGATCCGTAAGACCTGCTGCAACCATGTTATTCAACATAATTTGATTATTAACAATAGCAGGTTCTGCTTCATTCAACTTCTGAACACAGAAATTTCTGGCAGACATACGCAATTGCTTGATTGCCAGAGATTCAACTTGTTCACGAGTCAAATCAGAAAGAGCACCCGCAACACTATATTTCACAGGATACTTAGCACCGGACTTAACCTTCATTTCGGTAGAGGGCATTTCAATCTCCTAATTAGAATAAAGGATTTCATGATTTAAGGAACAGAAACCCCGAGGAACAATCCAGGTTATTTATAATGAGATCCCGAACTCATATTCTAGGGATACTAAAAGGGGATTGCACTTGCGGGGGAGAAGCACTTAAATTCCTTTTGCAACTTCCCATCAACAGGCTTTTCCCCAATATCTGCCCAAACTTTAAGACCAAGAAGTTTCTCTTCGTTAACTTCAAGACCTATAAGTTCATCTTGACTAACTTCCAAAAGTGCACAAAGTAATTGCATATATGGGGCAATTACTTCTGCAATCCCATACTCCAAGGCAGAACTATTAACCATAAAGGTCGCACTACGACCAGTATTGTCATTTGAATTACCTGGACCTGAAAGAGCAGTAAATTCAAAGAATGTGTTAGTGCTATTACCATTCTTTGCAGCTTGACTCTTAACACCAGACAATTCTAAAAAAGACCAACCATTATCACAAGTCTTGGCTTTCGCCATGATCTCGGCAGTAATCAACGGAATCGGCATTAAATTATCCAACCTTTCATGATTCTAACACACTAAAATGGATCTTCATCGTCATCTTCATCATCATCACAACAACAATCTTCTAGAGGTTCTTTGCAATTAGGACATACTTTATATCCTTCATCATCTTCAGTATCATCTTCTAAGTCCGCCATTAGGCGATATTCTAGTTCATCTAAGCTCATACTTTATTTTCCTTAATTACCAGACTTGCTTCTACCAGGCTCTTCCATGTTGGAAAGAACGATTTCCCAGTTACATCAATTTCACCGGGACTTAATGGGTAGGCTGTTTTAGCAAACCCACCATTAAACTCTACAGTATACTTTGGGGGCTTACTTGGAATAATCGGATTATGTTTCCGGAAGTAATACATCTCATCAAAGTATCCAATAAATTCTTCTACCATATTTCCAGGCCCAAGAAGTTTCTCTCCAATAACAACAGCGGGATCAAATTCTTTTGCATCTTTAGCTTTACCCCACTTATCAGCAATCCAGGCTGAGAAAATAGTATTTATTCCCATCTCATTTAAAGGGAAAATGTAATTGAACATAATGAGTCTGAGTGCAGTTGAACAGTAATTGTAATCGTCAGGATGTAAGAATTCAACTTTTCCTCTAACTTTACCTTTAAATCCTCCAGGAGTGTCTTTAATACCTCTTTTTCGCTGCGAATCAAGGACGAGGAGAAATATAAGTGCTCCCACAGATTCAACACCAATTGTTTGAACTCTGGATCTTTTGGACTCAATATCATTTGCCAACTGGTTAAGTTTTGCGTCAAGGGCATCAAATCCATCTTTGGGATTGTAGAAGTCAAACTCAATTCTTCGAAAATCTTCAAGCCCAACCCATTTAATAGCTGACGCAGCTCCACGGAATCTATTGTCAATGTCAAATTCATACATATCTTTTGGAAAACTTACCATAGCATTACTTTTACCCGAACCACTTCTACCTACAAATAACATTCGCTGACCTTTAGTTATCTTAAGGGAGTAATTATCTCCCTGTTTATCGAATAGGTCTAAGGCTTTCATCGTTGATATTTCTCCCACTCTTTTGCTCTCATTAGGTCATATTGAATGGCCTGTTGTACTACCATAAGACTTTCATGTTGTATATCTGATCCGGGATAAGCGACCTTAAACCATTCATGATATTTATCAAATTTAGCTTTTAGTTCTTCAAACTCTTTAACGGTTGGATTTTCAAGCATTTTATCCTTCCAATATCTTACTTAGTGTAATCTTAATTGATTGCTCAATCACATCATGAGAAGTTTCTCCAACTTCAGTCAGAATAACTTCGTTTTGAACTGGCAAAGCCTCTTTCTTAATTCGGAAAGCTCTTTTTTCCTCCTCAAAAAGTTCTTTTGCTTTCCTAATCTCTGATCTACGTCTATTCACAGAATCTGAAATTCGACCTCTAGTTAGTTTTAGTTCATGATAACGGGCTAGTAGTTTGTCGTATTTTAATTTATATTCTTCCAGAAAATGATCCTTAACTTTATCAAACTCATTAGATTTGAGAGCTACTTTTTTAAACTCAAGATCTAATCGTTCACTTGTACTCTTAAGATTCTGTTCATACCGTTGAAGTTCTTTAAACTTAGCTTGATAGGATTTCTCTATGCTTAGTTTAGCTAAATCCTGAATAATTGTAGCCCGCCCTTCAACAGTTAACTCAAATTCTCCTTTAGTACATTGTGGACAGGAGAGTATACTATCTGTGTCCTTTACATCTTTCCCCCGAATAAGAAACTTGGAAAAACATAAAGGGCACTCTGCGAGTTTTCCCTCTAGAAACTTCAATTCCATTTTAGTATAGCAGGTTGCCCCACAACATTGGAATCTATTTCCTTTAAAACGTCTCCATGAGTGAATGTGATTCATAATCTATGTAAAGTTAGCTGGAATAAGTTTATTTCTCTTCAAGTATTCTAGAAAATTACTAAGAACCTGTAACTCTAAATATACTGTATTAGTTACACTTATACCATTTTCTGTTGTAAGTTCAATTTGAAAATACTCATCAATTCTTACATAAACACCATCACCTAAGTATTGTTTCATTTTATTGCTCTTGATTCCCAATACTCTTTTTCAGCTTGAGTATAGACAGCTTCTTGTTCATCCTTGGTTAGCTCACTAAAAGACTTTAGGTACTTATCCTCAGCAATTTCTTCAGCAAGCATTTGGATACTGTATTTGTAGTCTGACATTTTATTCCTCCAGCTTTTGCCTGAGAATACTTTCTTCCCAAGCATCTATAATATGTTTAGCTTTAAGATCTGCTAATACACAACCCACGAAAGTTTCAATGGTAGGATATTCCATCGAGTCTTTCCATTGACGGAGTTCAGTCTTGATGATCTTGGCAATCTCAAGTAGTAATTCTCTATCTTTAGCCATTCTTGGGTTCCTCGAATTTATCTATATAAGCTCTAACAACTACAAACAACTTAGCTTCGGTTCTTTCAGTAAATCCTCTCATAACATATGAATTAATCATGGATATTTCAGCAGTCCAAGGGGTAGGTTCATAATCACTATTAAAGGATAAGTTAATAGAGATTACACAATCCCGCTGAATCAACATTCCCCAAGTAGAATTTTCCATTAACTTGTACTTTCTGGACCTTTCTTAAACTTTGCAAATTCAGCCATCATTTGACCAAAGTCCATTGTCATTGCAGGCTTTGGTGTTTTTGACTTAGCTTTACTAGGTTTTGAAGTAGATGCTGAAGCCTGAGTATCCTTCTTAACCCTAATCTGAGAGACCCGTAATTCTTCCCGAATCAGATTATAGAAGGTTTCAATAGTGTGAGCAGAATATGCGTAATCTTTCTCACTCATTCCCTCAGTAAATGATTCCTTGAATAATTTTCGGGCTTCATTGATAGCCTTTAGTTTGGCCTCAATGTCAAGACCTCTCATTATAGTGAGAATACGTTCACATTTTATTTCTTCTAAAGGCATTTTTACTCCTGAGGTTTGTTGTGATTACAGTCAGTATCTTCTGGTAATTCTTGTACTTTTTTCATAATTTCAGTGACATCATCTTCTGTATTATACCCAATCACATTTCCTGTAATGGGAGTAGAATAGCATAGACTACCCTCGTGGATAATAGCTACTTTATAAGGTTTATCATTGGAAGTATAGGCACGTTCTCTAGTAATTACTGAAACTCTATACCCATTTGGAAATTCTAATACTGCCCGTGTTCTCATACAGGGAATATTAGGATGAGATTTAAAAACAAGGTCTTTAAAAGTAAGCATTACTGGGGATCTCCTTTAATTCTAAACTTAACCTCTACTTGAATTATATGAGTTCTTCCACAACTACAAGTAGATTCAAAGTTATCAGTGAATTCTTCTGGTAAGCAACAATATTCTATATTGCTACAAAAGTCGTAGATAACACTTGGTAGTTCTTTACCACATTGGGAGCAAGTTAAAGGTTCCATTACCAACTTCCCTTATAAATTTTCTTTTTGAAGTTAGATCGGATAATGTGCAGCTTAACTAATTCGTTTGGCTGTTCACATATTCGGTGAAAGTCACACACTCCGAATTTTGTACTACAGTTCAATGATGGCAGGAATTCTCGTTTTTGAAGAACTTCCTTTACACGGAAGAACCACTTAATGGTATTTTGTTTCCATGCTTCAATTTGTCCAGAATTGAAAGGATGAACTGCCCGATGAAATTTGGGATCTTTTGTGAGGGTTAGATAGTTGTAAACAAACTCAGCAGCATCACAACCCCATAAATAACCAATTGCTTGATTATTGAACTCATAGATGGAATAGTTCATCTTTTGGGATTTGTGGTCTACGACTAAAAGTTTTCCTTCGTTCTCTACTAAAAGGTCTATTCTACCTTCATAGACGAAAAGATTCTCAGCATCTTCATAAAGAATCTTAGAGAAACCTTTCTCAATGGCAACAGGGTGCCAAGATTCATTCTTATATTCTGTCCCATATCTGGTTAGAACAGCATATAATTTGAAAGCATCTTGTGGTCCCCAATTGAGTTCCTTCTTGATTAGTTCAATCCATAACATAGGATTATAGAGAACTCTACCAAAACTCGTTCGTGGTTTGATTTTGTTATAGTAATAAAGGTTAAGCCACCGACCCAATATATTACCCTTACGTATTCCTAAACCCATTTCTATAGGCTGAATACGTATTAATTCTGAATAAAGATATTTGGTTTCACATAGTTGAAAGTTACTCAACTGATGTGAGTTGAGAGCTAGTGTATATTTCATGTTATTTTATATCTTTTAGACTAATTCATATAAGTGATGTCAAGAAGGTTCACTAGAGTTCCTCGTTATCTTTATATGGATTAACTTTCCAATCTTGTAAATCTGTTTCTCTTTTTTCCTCCATGAACTTCATCATAAGTTCTACTCGTTGAATAGTAACTTCCATATCCGTGAACTTGGTAAGTTCCATTCCATCAGTAGTTCTTTCTTTCAAGTAACTTGAAGCCCATTCCTTAATGTAAGTCAGGTCTTGATAATCCAACTTAATGAAGTTTGGACTATTTGTATTGTGAACAGGACGTGAGCGTTGCTGTGCCATTTTATTTCTCCACAAACCATAATAGTGCTTTAATTATAGCAAAGAAAATTAGGAATAATAGAAGACCTACTCCTATTTCAACTAGTTTGAAATCAGCAATTGCTTTAACTATAAACACCACAAATTCACCTAGAGTCATTATATATCCTCGATTATCATATTTAGAACTATTACTACAATGAGAGCAATAAACAACAGAATTCCAGCATTATCATCTAAATGTTGTTTAAATCTCATACTACATTTACCAAATCAATATATTCATCTATAAGTTTCTTGGTTGCATTTGTAGCTTTGATGGCACAATCTACATTTGTCTTCAAAGCTTCATCATCTCTGTAGCGTCTATTCTTTTCAATAACAGACATCCAGGTTGAAAGAGAATTCCAACCAGCCTCTTTTATACTACCTAATTCTCTTTGAAATTTATCTAGTGTTACTGTACGTTTAATCATTTTATACTCCTACAAACTTCATTCTCTTCTGAACAACTTTCCTAGCAAGCTCAATCATTGTATCTTCAGGTGGAAGTTCTTCGACGGATTCATCTGTTGAATCACAAATAACTTCTTTCAAATCTCCCATCGCGTCCATAAATTCATCCAATGAACTTTGGAGATTGAGTGTAGTAATATGAACAGTGTCATTCGGGCCAAAATTTGAGCGGACACGTCCATCGGGATCTTTCATAATTCGCCAAAATCTCTGGGCGAATTGGTCCTCTTTACTTTTATTCCATTGACGTTCAAGGATTAGGGCATTACGACAGAATTGAAAGTTTCTACCAACTCCTGCACTACCAATATTGGCAATAAGTAGATTGGACTTACCATTACGAAACGCGTTTTCAATTTCATCCTTAGTTTTGGGATCTTCAGAGGACATTTGAAGGGGATTTTTATGGCTTAAAAGCTTGGCTAAAGCCTCACGAACGAAAATATGGTGGATTCCAACACATATCTTTTCATTAGGATAACAGGTCATAAATGAATCCACCCATGTTGCAGCAGACATTACTTTCATTCTACCTGTATGATGGCGCAATTGTTGCATTAGGCCAATAATGGAGGAAGAATCAACTCTAGCACCACTGAGAACTTCTTGTAATTCATCTAATGTAGTATTGTACATACTGATGAGTTCTCTATTAACCTCAAAATTGAATGGGGAA